GGAGGAAAATTTCAATCTGCAAATACTGCTAGTAAATTCTATAAGTCTGATCCTCATTTGTTATTTGCACGACCAACGAATGGAAAAGCTTTTCGCCATGGCGAGACAATAATCGGAAAACGATCTAGGGCAAAAGCGTATGTAGGAAAATCTAATAAAGATATAAAAAGAAATCCTCTTCGAGGAGCCTCAGATTTAGATTTAGTTAATGATGTAGATGATACTGATAATATGTATCTGGAGCGGTTCCGGAATGATTTTTTAACGAACATCCCTATTGGATCAGTTGGAGATCTAAGACAAGCGATAAAAACCGCAAGAGAAATTTACAGAGCAAGAGGAACGGAAGATTCATTTTTATGGCTATGGAGAACTGTTTACGGTTCGGAGCAACTTTCCTTTATATATCCAAAAGAAAGGTTATTAAGACCATCTGACGGAACTTGGCAGTCTTTAAAATCTATTAAAATTTATGGTGCAACTGCAACTTACCCAGATATGTTTAATAGTAAGGTTATCAGAGGCGAAGAATCTCAAGCATCTGCAACTGTTGATAATTCAATTTCATATTTTGAAGGCACGACTCAAATTACAGAATTATTTTTAACTGATTATACTAAAGGATATGATGTTCGTTTTGATACATATTCTGATTTTAAAGCAGATGAAACTGTAGCAACATCTGATGCATATGTATCTGTCTCTCAAGGATTGTTTGAATTAATGAATAGTAATAATGCCAGTGATACGATTGCATCTATGGCATTTCCCACTACATCTTCCAAAGGAACTTGTATTGCCGTTATTGGTACAGTAGAAGTTTTAAGCGCAGGTACGGGATATAAAGTTAATGACGAGCTCGTTTTTACAAACAGTCCAGGGCAAGGTGCAATTGCTCGTGTAGGTGCCACTGCTAATGGTGCTATCGATGAGATTATTATTGATGATGGTGGAAACGGCTTTATAGGCGGAGAAACACTAGTAGTTAATAGCTTAGGCACAGGTGGATCAGGTCATACTGGAGTAATTAGTAAAACTATTAACACAGGAATGTATAGGTCTTCTAATGCCGTAATAAGTGAAGTTATATCAACCTCTGATGGAGGAAACTCAGCATCTGCTATATATTTGAACGCCGCTTCATTCTCTATTGGTTCCGAATCATCAGGTGTTAGATATCCAGAAAATATTAATACACATTTTAGTTCAAGTAACACGCTTACTTGGATCGCAACGGTAGCAAATCAAGATACTGCGGACGGTGGTGCAAACATATTGTTAGAAACTGGCGACGGACAAGTTGTACTGGATAGTACGGATGGCTCAGCAGATGCCGGCGATAATATTCTTTTCCACACGGTAGCCTTTGAAGATGACATACAACCAGGTTATTATGTTTATGATCCCGCGTCCGGTGCAAAAGGAACAATTGCAGGACCTTCAGTAAATACCTCTTCATTTGTATATGCTTTAGAAAGTTCAACATCTCCTAATTTTGTTGAAGGTTCATATGGTTCTCTTTATTATAGTGCAAATGGATCTGCTGTAGCCGGTAAATCTAATATGTTCACTTTTAGTAAAATACAACCTGCTAGCTGGTTTGAGCTTCTGGAAGATGATGGAACTTATACAAATCAATTCGGTGATGGTACAAAAGCAATCTTTGATTACTACGGTGGAACAACTTATACATACACGGGTGTTGGTGCTATTTCTGAAACACGAGTAGTAACTACCGGTATTGAATATCTAAAAGGTCCTACATATGAAGCAAAAAATGAATCTACTTTAGGATTAGAACAGTGGAGATTCGAAGATCCTTTAACCGGAAAAAATACCGCTCGGTTAACATATTTGAATTTCGCGAATAATATTTACGGAACATTCCGATCTGGAGAAAATGTTATAGGTTTAACATCTGGTACAAAAGGAAAAGTTATATTGCCATATGTTAACTCTTCATCAAATTCTACTTTCAGTACGATGAAGATTCTACCAGAAGAAACAACACTTTCTCTCGAAGATGAAAATGTAGTTATAAATGGCGATTTTGAAGCCGGTAATATTACTGGATTAACCGGATGGTCTTCAAAAAGATTAACTCCGGATTCAGGGAGTCATACTCTTTCACTAGAAACAACTAATACTATATCCGAGTCAAACAGTGGTAAGATGGCAGTTGATGATCAATTGGATATATACGTTGGTTTCAAAGCATTAGATAGTGAAACTGGTCAAGCATATGCAAATTCCATTATTCCAGGAAATCAATATAATGCCAAAATTTCTTTTAGAACTAGTACAAGTCTTAAATTTGTTGAATTAAGATATGGCCATTCAGAGAATGATATAGATTATGAAGCAAATGGTGTTTATGGTGGATTGACTGAAGCTGTTTGCTACACACACGGAGAAACTACTAATGCAGATCAAGTTTATACTTTCGAAGGTAAATTTGTTGCAAGTTCAGATCGTTATCATGCGATTTATCTATTTGCAAACACGGTTTCTGCAACAACATATGATTTACACATAGATGGTATCTCAATCGCAGATATATCAACCCGCGGAAAATTTTTAAATGAAGGATTTTCCGGTACTGATAATGCATGGGATGTAGATGATTATATGGTATTGGAACAAGGGGATTGGACTGCCGGAGAGGTGGTTATGTCTCTTAATGGTACCAGGCAAGCAACTCTATCATCTACGAATACTGCAGTTTTAGAAGCACAATCTAACTACGGTAATAATGCTATCTTAAAAGCTGGAGCATTAAAAACAGGAGCTATTAAAAATATTGCTGTTTCTTCCGCAGGTATTAATTATAGCTTAGTGCCTGATGTGACAGCACCTTCTGGTGATGGTAATGCGACATTTTTAGCTAAACGAACAGCTATCACAGATTATCCAGGCAAGTTTAAAGATAAACTGGGAATGGTTAGTGATATTATTAGAATCCAAGATTCTTACTATTATCAAGATTTTTCATACGTTCTAAGATCAGATATCCAGATTAATGAATTTAGAGATTTGGTTAGGTCATTTGTTCATCCGGCAGGTTGGAATGTTTTTGGAGAGATAGGTATATTGCTCTTAATAGATGTTAATGTGGATGCATCTTCAGATACTATTAAGAAACTCGAATTATTCGTTGATAGAACACCTTCATACGTACCAACATATGGGCCACTCACTGTCACACAAAGAGGTGTAGATACAATTTATAATAATACCACACAAGGTCCTCACACTAGTATCTACGGACAAATTAATTTTGATGTAGGTATTATACATAATTATCATGTTGAATTTTTAGATCCACGAACTCTTGGTTTTGGTGTAACAACAGATGATAAACATTTTGCATTTCACGCCGGAAGAGTGGATTGGTTAAATGGTCTCGGATGGGATTATGAACAATATAACCGAGGATTAGCAGGACAATTTGATCCAAATGCACCATATAAATCGAACAATACAGAAGATGGTAGAAAAGAAATACCTCATCATTTCCCGGAGCACGATCAAGCACAACTTAATTCTACTACGAAAATTGTTCCTTGGTATCCGAATGTAATCATGGAAACTAGACCGCAATGGGCAACGGCAGATTTTGCAGGAATGTTAAGCGATCCAGTACATACAACACATTCATCCGGAGCAACTGCAGGAGCGCAAAGACCAGCCGACACCTATTGGGGCACTTTGGGTGGTGATGGGAATCCAAGAGACCGCAAAGGTGGAATTGAATATTGGCCAGAAATAGGTATATTAGGAAAATATACTTCACCAGATGGTAATGAAACAATGCCATTAGTTTCTACTCATGTGAGTTACGGACACGAGGAAATTGAATTACTTGCAAATCTATGGAAAACTAATTTTTATCTTGAAACAGAAACTCACCTTGAAACTCTTGATCGTTGGGGTCTGCAACGAATACAACTCGATCTTCCGGACCTAACAGGTGTAAATACTTATGTTTCTGTGGCGAAAGAAGTAATGACTAAATTCGCTGATGGTGTAGATAAAGCAATTAATAGATCAATAACGCATGCTCCAAATCCTGCAGAACAAATAATAGCTGTAACAGTTTCAGGTGTTGATTTTCTTTTTGATGGTGTAAACATTAATGATAACGATTGGACAAGAGAACTCATCAAAGGAGTTACGTACCGTTTCAATGTAGAAGATAGTTCTAATAATTCATATACTTTAAAATTTGCCAGCGTATCAGATGGTTCGCATAATGGATCTTGGGCATCAACTATGGAATTTCCATCGACAGCAGTTGGAACGCCAGGTACCGGCGGAGCCTATGTAGATTTTAAAATTCCAGATTATACATATGAAACTTGGATAGGAAATGGTGTGGCTGGAGCATCCGTAGCTCAACCAGTATTATATGCTTATGGTAGTACCGCAAATATGGCCGGCCCAATTAAAACTGTAAATAAATCAGTAGCCCATTCATATTTTATGACAAAGACTCCGCCTATAGCAAATATTTCAACTACTCCGGAAGGAACAGTGCTACATGCTGGAACACAAGCAAATATTGAGGGACGTTCATTTGCTAGACCAAGGGATATAAGATTAAGAAATCCCGCAACATTTATAGTAGCGACTGCGAAGGTATATGCCGGAATGGTAGTAGGCCTAAGACCAGATGGTAAAGTAGAAAGAGTATATGAAAGTTCAGACGTGTTATTTCCACGAATTAATTATGTACATTCATTGTTAGGAATAGCCCAGCAAGATGCGGCTGTAGGAGAAACCCTTGAAGTCAGAGATACAAACTCAACAGAAGAACGCGTTTTCGAGTTAAAACCTGGCGCCGTATATTATCCTGATTATAGTTCTAGCATGATGAGTTATATAACTACTACGCCTCCCACATTAACCGCTGCCGATAGCCTTGATAGGGTTAGATTAGGAAAGGCTTCAACAAAAGATGCTTTAGAGTTAGACTTTCCTCAATGGAAAATACATGAATATCGAGCAAACGAAGATATTAGTAAAGGCCAAGTAGTTGGTTTGATGAGTAACGGAAAAATACAGCTAGTTTTTTGTGAAGTAGATGGTACAGCAAAACCTCAATTAGACGGAGTGCACTCGTTGCTAGGATTAGCTAGTGAAGATATTGCATCAGGCGAATACGGCGAAGTTTTGACATTTGATAAAACTCTTCAAATGAGTACTTTTCCATCAGGTTCATATAATGCACTTCCTGGAGATGGATTAACAAAAGGAACTAAGTATTATGTTGATTATAGAGATGCCACAATAAAAGCATTTGGAACTTATAGTAATCATCCTGATAATGTCTTAGGTGAAGCACTTGATAGCGATTTAATTAAAATAACATGTAAGTTGCCAAATCATCAAACATATTCTCCTCAATGGGATTTAACAACTATAGCATATCCGTATCCAACATATACACAGATTAGAACACTTCCTAATCCCGATGAATTTTTTAGAAAATTTGAACAACTTGGCACGGCCATGGGACCTGATCAGGTAATCGAAAGTATGGTTATTACTAATATAACGCCAGTAGAAAATATTGAACAGGGACAGACTGTTTTGTTCGATGATATAAATATAATACTAGAGGAGTCTGACGGAATGTTATTGGAAGATGGCGATGAAATATTAACAGAAGATGGCACATTTGACGCTACTTCTGCAATTGGTAAAATAATGATCGAAAGTGACTTTCTACTATATGAAGATATCATAAATACAGGAATAGGTCAAGATCCGAATGCGAAGATAAACATTTATAGTCGAACTGACGCTAAATACATCGTAGGTGATCTAACAACCTCAAGTTTTAACATTCATAATCGCGGTAATAAATATTTCCCAGAAGGAATTATAGACACCGCTACTCAACATACTGTTTTAGAGTAAAAAATTAATTAAAAATAAAAGATTGGAGTTATCGAAATGCCGGCTTTAGTAACAAATAAATTTAGAATGTTCAATGCAAGACAATTCCGGGAGTCTTTTGATGAAGATTTCGGAATGACGACATTCGCAAACACGGTCGCGGGCGATACATATTTAGAATCAAATATGTATCTATTCATCGGTGGTGTCCAAAACTGGGCTAATGTAGCAGGAGCCGCGGCGGCAGATACCGACACAGTACCCCCTACACCTACCGATGATGTATCAAATACTTATTATAATCACTGGAAAGATATGATCGCAGCTAAAAAGGTTGTATCTACCGATGTAACACATTGTATTCCTAGATATAATTGGGCTAACAACACACCTTATTTTGCTTATGATAATACGCAACCTGGTATGTTGGGACAATCATTTTATGTCTTAACGGATGATTACAACGTTTATAAGTGTTTGGCAAATAATAATAGTTCCGGAAATAGTGTAGCAAAACCTACCGGACAAACAACAGCACTTGTTACACCTGGATCTGATGGATATAAGTGGAAATATATGTATACAATTTCCGCCGCGTCAGCTCTGAAGTTCGTAACAACTAACTATATTCCAGTACAACAGATTAGATATGCCAACGTAACTATGGCCAGCGCTACTCAAGAAAATACTCTGCAAAGAGATGTTGAGAATGCGGCTGTTGATGGTGCGATTAATATCTACAGGAAAACAGCTAATGGTACTGTTGGTGGATTAGAGTATTTAATTTTTGAAACGAACACATTAGATAATGGCTTTGGAGGTGCGTATGCACATACTACAACTTCTTGTCGTATTCATAGTACAGCTGCGGCCACAGATGATGTCTATATTGGTTCTGATATATTCTTTACTTCAGGAAATGCTGAAGGACAAGGTGGAACCATTACAGATTATGTTCAATCAACAAAAGTTATAACTTTCGCACCTGCTGTTTCAACCGCACCGGCTCAAGGAGACAATTTTCAAATTGCTCCCAGATTGCAAGTTTTAGGTGATGGTTCTGGTGCAAATTGTAGAGCTAATGGTACTAACGCAACTGGTCTAACAGACATTATTACGATTGCGGCTGGTTCTGGTTATACAAACGCAACCGTTAGTGTTTTGGCAAACAGTTCTTGGAATACAGATGATGCCACTGCTGTTCCCGCAATTGAACCCAAAGGCGGACATGGTTTTGACGCTACGGAAGAATTGGGAGGCTACAATGTAATGGTTAACGTCAGACTTGAAAATGATGAGTCAGGCGAATTCACAGTTGCAAACGATTTTAGAAAAATTGGATTGATTTCACATCCAAACTCCGCTAATACTACCAGCGGTGCGGATTTGAATGTACCAGCAACAATTTCCTTAGGTGACCAAGCACTCAGAATTACTGTTCAATCATTTTCTGGTGCAGCTTATGCTGCAGATGCTGTGGTAACCGGAGCACAATCAGGAGCTACAGGAAGAGTTGTTGACTGGACATCAGGTACAAGTAAGTTAAGATTAACACAAATTACAAAAGGATCTAATACAACCAATGGTTGGGATAGTACACCAGGTTCTTTTCAAGCAAACGAGGCTTTAACAATTGCGGGTGCTGGAACCACAGCTAACTCAAGTGTTATCGAAGGACCAGATCTAAAACCATATACAGGAGATATTTTGTATGTTGAAAATAGATCACCTATCTCAAGAGCTAGTGACCAAATTGAAGATGTGAAATTAATTATTAACTTCTAAAATTTTATTGACGAAAGAGATATAAGTGTCTGGAGTAAAAACAAATTTTAACATTGCACCATACTATGATGACTACGATAAAGATAAAAACTTTCATAGAATTTTATTCAGACCTGGTTTTGCAGTTCAAGCAAGAGAACTTACTCAAATGCAAACTATTTTGCAGGAGCAAGTTACCAGGTTTGGTGATAATATTTTTAAAGAAGGCAGTAAAGTATTTGGTGGAGATGTTACCCTTAACAATCAGGTTAATTCCTTAAAATTAGAAGCAGCATTTGATAACGCAGATGTTGCTGAAACTAATTTTGATGGTAAAACTATCGAAGGCGGCACGTCAGGGGCTAAAGGTTTAGTTATTAAATCTACCCCTGTAACTGTCTCAGATCAGCCAACAATAATTTTTTCAAAAATAGGTGGTATTGATTTCGTAGACGGTGAAACAATTACCACCTTAGAAGCCGTTCCCTATCAAGCCAATACTGTTAGTTTAAGTGGTGCTTCTGGCGTAGCTGCATCTCAAAATACCGCATCTATTGCAAGTATTTCTGAAGGATGTTTTTATATCAGTGGATTTTTTGTATTAGTACAAAGTCAAACCATCGCATTAGACAAATATAGCAATCGACCTACTAAAAGGGTTGGATTGCTCGCAACAGAAGCAATTGTTCAAACAGATGATGATTCGTCTATTTTAGATAACGCACAAGGTACCGCTAACTATGCCGCGCCGGGTGCTGATAGATTTAGTATAACATTGACACTGGCGGCTTTAGATATTGTAACACAAACAGTAGGCGCCGACGGAACTACGACTACTACTAGTTCCACTATTTCAGAATTTGCTGGTGAAAAATTTATAGAGTTAACCAGAGTTGAATTGGGTGTTAAAACAACAGAGACAAGATATCCACTATACGCAGAACTTGAAAAAACATTAGCCAGACGAACATTTGATGAATCGGGCTCATACACCGTAAGACCATTTGGAATTCAATTAAAGAACCATATAACTGGCAATAATTCGTTGATTTCCGCCGGTTTAGAGGCTGGTAAAGCCTATGTAAAAGGATATGAATATGAAAGCATAGCTACACGTTATGTTGACGTAGAGAAAGGGAGAGACACCGCAAATATTTCAGATTATATAATCGCGGCTGATTATGGAAATTCTTTATATCTCAATAAAGTACAAGGAACTTTTAATATTGGTCAACATGAACTTGTAGATCTTCATTGCTGTTCTTCTGCGGATGTTAAGGCTGTAGTAAGCGATGATAATGCTTTGACGAAGTATGATCAAACGAAGATGGGTACGGCGAGAGTTAGATCATTCGATTGGGAACAAGCAGATTTAGCAACCTCTAACACTACACATTTTCATTCAGTTTACTCAACACGAATATATGACATTCGTTTAAATAAAACTATTGATGGAGAAGTTTCAGGTGAAGGTGATGACCTTATAACGGTTGGTTTCAGAGCAGCCGATACTTCATATGCCAATAGTGTATATAAAGGAGCAACGCTAACAGTTAACACTACATTAGCCGGCACTACAACTAGTGATACTGTTACCATTGCAGAATATATAGCCATCGGATCACAACACAAAGCAATATGTAATACTGCACTGTCACAAAAAGTTCAGTCTAATTCAACATATTCTATTTCCTTTAAATTTCAGGATTTAGGTTCTATAATTGTAAAGCACGCTGCAAAAGATCAATTAGTGGCCGCGAATACTACACACGTAGTTAAGACAACACAAGCAGATATAGATAAATTATCAAGGTTCAATAATGACCCTGAAGGTACAGCTTACCTGGCAGGCACAAGTAAAAATTCTTTACTTTTTCAATTACCATTCTCGCCCTTAGCTTCTATACCAGATGGGATAACTTATACATATAAAACATTTCAAACCGTATCTGTTCCAATAGCTGGTTCAACAACTGTTTCAACAGCAACTGGATCTTTTATAGGTTCTGGTTCATTACCGGCATCGACATCGAAAGAATTATTTTCAGTAGCCGTTAAAACAATTGATGATGTTAATAATCCTCCTATTGATAATGTTACAGGAGAAGAATTAACAGAAGGACAAATATTAGAATTTTCTGCAGTTACCGGAAGAACTGCAACTATTGATAGCCCATCTCAAACCACATTAAATTTGAATTCAAAAAATGGTGCGTATCAAGTTGAGGTTATTTCTACCATTAGAACAGCTAACGCGTCTCCAAGATCAAAAACACTAACGATTGGTAATACTACAAATTTATCAACCGATTCCGATATATCAAAAGGTCAAGTTCACTTTTTATTACCTAATAAGCAAGCAGGTAAAAAAGATAATTTGATGATTTCTGATGTATTAAATTTGGTATATGTTATTGATTCCGGTGACAGTTCAGCACCGGTTGATTCAGTAATGCTCACGGCCCTTAGAGATGGTACTTCAACAACAGCAGTTGATATTACAGGGAATTATGATTTAGATGATGGCCAAACAGATAATTTTTATGATCACGCATCCATTATTTTAAAACCTGGTTCAGCAGCTCCGAAAGGTCAATTATTAGTAATTGTTGACCATTTTAGTAATCCTGCCCTTACACCTCCTATTCAAGATGCACAGGCAGGGTACTTTTCGGTAGCATCATATGCCGATGTTAGCTCCAATACTGGATATCATCACACCTTAGATGGGACTGAAAGACTTGGTCTTAACTTTGAAAATATACCGACATTTATAAGTCCCACATCGGGTGAAGAAATTCGTTTAAGAGATTGTATAGATTTTAGACCTGCACGGTATTCTGCAAATAATGATAAGGGATCTAATACGACAAACGATTTTACATCTAATAACGCGGCTATTCCAGCATCACAATTAGGTTCTGCTGGCGGTACGCCTGATCCTGAATATTCATTGCAATTTAATACAAATTATTATTTGGGTCGAAAAGATAAATTAGTTTTATCCAAGGATAGGGTATTCAGAGTTATTAAAGGAGCACCATCACGGGAACCAATCACACCGCCAGATGATGATGATTCTATAACATTATATACTCTAACTATTCCCCCTTATACCTTCAGTACGGATGATATTAAAACAAAGTATATCGATAACAGACGATATACAATGAGGGATATTGGTAAATTAGAAAAAAGAATTGAAAATCTTGAGTATTACACCGCATTGTCAATGTTGGAAAAAGAAGCCGCGGCATCATCAATATCAGGTGGCTCAACGAAAGATTCTCTTTTTAATCCAGCCGGAGATAGATTTAAGAATGGTATTTTAGTAGATGGATTTAAAGGACACTCGGTTGGTGATGTAATTAATCGAGATTATATGTGTTCTATAGATATAGAAAAGAACGAATTAAGACCTCCTTTTAAAACAGATTGTTTTCGCTTTCACTTAGCGACAGGTTCTAGTAATAATATTTCATATCATTTGCCAGGACCAGAATTAGTAACGTTGCCTTTTGTAACTGCCAACTTAGTTAATCAACCATTAGCTAGTTCTTATAAAGCAATTAATCCTTATGCTCTAGCACAATTTTCAGGTGGAATAAAATGTTTTCCAGATTCTGATGTATGGTATGATACGACTATAAGACCAGAAGTATTAGTTAATTTAGAAGGTGTTAATGATAATTGGCAGTTCGGAGCAATTAATGGGGGGCATGGATCACAGTGGGATGATTGGACAAAAATTTGGACTGGTGAGCAGATTAATCCAGAACCTGAACTAAGTGTTTCCAGTGCTGGTGCAACTTCCGGTGGTGTAAGAAAAGCAAAACTTATTTCTCAAGGTCAAACCAGAAGAGGCATTACTTCTAAAAATATTCCTGATTCAATTAAAAGAAGCATAGGTAATAAGGTTGCTGATATTTCTATGACTTTCTGGATGAGATCACATTTACTCGAAACCCAATACTCTCCGGATGACCATAGAATTTATTTTGTAGCTAAGGGGATGAAACCTTCTACGAATGTAAATATATTTTTCGATGGCACAAACGTTACAGCTAATGTTTATCCAATGCCTTTTGTTGTACTCAATGGTGTTGATACGGCTTTACATATGATTCAGGGAGAAACGCTTACTGAGGGTGCTAACGTTGCTCAAGTAATTATGCCAGAGAAAACCACTTCAGGTGGTACAGCAACAGCCTACATTAAACCTATTAAGTGTCACGATACAAATGGTGACGATGCTAATATAGATCAATCATTCAGCCCAGGTTCAACAACTATATTGTCGTCGAACAGTGGAATTTCAGCTGTGGTTTCTAACAGGACTGTTCCAACAAAAGGACAGGCTTCTTATATGTCAACTAACTTAGCCGGAGATTTCGCAGGAGCTCTTAGTTTGCCTGCCATGGCACATAAAACAGGTGAAAGATTATTAAGAGTTACGGATCAAGCAAACAATGAGGTTGCGTCTTCTACTATGGCCGCGGAATGCACTTTTCATGTAAGAGGATTAATGGATGGAAGAGAGGCTACTTCGATTTCGGTAAGGCCTTCTACTTCACGAAGAGAAGATGTTACCAATGAAAATGTCATAACAAGTGCTTCAAGCAGGGTCGAATCATCTCAAGGTTGGATGGATCCACTAGCTCAGACGTTCATTGTTAATAAGAGTAATTATACTGAAGGTGTTTATGTTAAATCAGTTGATTTATTTTTTAGACAAATAGCAACTGCCAATAGTTCTACACCTCAATTACCTGTTACGGTTCAAATTAGACCACTGATTAACGGACTACCAAGTTGTGGAACAATTTTACCATTTGCTGAAGTATCTTTAAAACCAGAATCAATTAATGCAATTGCGACAATACCTGATGCATCGAATACATCTCATTTTACCACATTTGAATTTCCCGCACCAGTATATTTAAACGGTGACGAATATGCATTGGTACTTATTTCTAATAGTTCCGAATATCAACTATGGACTGGAATACAAGGTTTAAATCCTTTAAGTGAAGATGCTATCAGCCCCAATTTTAGAATACCTAAACAACCGAATGTAGAAAAATTATATTTGCCAACTAATGCCGGTAATGTAAATATTTCTCCTGGCGAAGCTTTAATGTTTAGAATTAATAGGTGTGAATTTACAACAATAAACGCGGGCAATATTATTCTAATGTCGAATACCTCAAGTGAATCACAAGCTTCATCTAATGTATTTGCGGACGCATATAAGTTGAATACTTCAATACAACAATTTGATAGTTCAACAGTTACATTTGCTTATAAAACTTCAAATACAGCCGGAAGTTATATTACAACTGATTATATTGGAGGTGAAAGAGATAAAAACGTTTATCCTACTGAGCGAATGATGATGAAAGCTAATACAGCAAATTCATTTAGTACTCATGTTACAATTCGTTCTACATCTAAATATGTTGCACCAATGATTGATGTTTCAAGATTCAATTTGATAACTACTGAAAATGATGTAGATAATGCGGCACTTGCTAATTCAAATATATATATTATTAACGCAGGCGCAGGTTATACTTCTTCAGCAGTCGCAACAGTTTCTGGAGGAGGTGGTTCAGGAGCAATAATATCTTTAACAGTAACAGACGGCGGAATTTCGGATGCTACAGTAACAGAAGGCGGCTCTGGTTATACAGGAAGGCCGACAATAGCCGTAACTGATTCCGGATTCACTGGAGATAATTATGCTAATATTGTTATAAGTAGTGAATTAGATAACGCCGGTGGTCCAATCAATGCTAAATATATTACAAGAAAAGTTAATCTCGAAGATGGTTTTGAAGCAGAAGATTTAAAAGTTATTGTAAATGCATATAAACCGGAGACTGCGACAATACATGCATTCGCAAAGGTATTAAGCCCCGATGATACACAATCATTTGATGATAGAGATTATATACAATTAACACAAGAAACTGCGACTTCTGTTAATTCATTAAATGAAGATGATTATAAAGAATTCATATATAAATCACCTGGTGATTCTATTGATTACACAGATGATAATGGAACGAATTATAAGAAATTTAAAACTTTCGCAATTAAATTATGTTTGCTTTCAACTAGTACATTAGATGTACCAAAGGTGAAGGATTTACGAGCTATAGCATTAGATGAATAAAATACAAACGGAAGACCCAAGGTTTGTTAGAGACATGCATTCTAAAGCTCTATTAAGCACAGATAGAGAAGCACTAAATAGACATAGATTAGAACGCATGGCGGCTAAGAAACATCAAGAAGAAGTAGATGCTGCGCGAGCAGCTGCAGCTGAAAATCACGAACAGATAATGCAGTTACGATCTACTGTAGATAAAATTGAAGAATTATTAAATAGAGTTATAGAAAAGGATAACAATGGCAGCTAACGTAGCTTTATCAGATACGTTTGATTTATGGAGAACGCGTACGAATCAATTGCTGATGTACACCCAAACAGCGGGCGGCAAGGATTCACTACACGTTTCTAATACCACTAATTCAACGTCAACCACCACAGGTGCGATTACTTCAAATGGCGGTATTGGAATTTTGGCATCTGCTACGATTGGTGGTAGTGTTCTTATTAACACAAATTTAACTGTAGATACAGACACAAGTCTTAAAGGAAATGTAGATATCGGTGATGCGGCAACAGACACGGTTACAATAACCAGTCGTGTAGATGCTGACCTATTACCTTATACCGATGACGCCAGAAATTTTGGTAACAGTACTTGGAGATGGGGAACAGTTCACGTAAGTGGTATCGCAGGATCAAACTCAACCGCTTCATTATTGATTCCGAACGGAACTAGCGCTCAGCGTCATGGTGGGACTGGTGCGATTAGATGGAACTCAACTTTAAGTAGATTCGAAGGCAATACAGGAACATTATTTTATCCATTTGGAGGAAATCCTGAAGACCAAGATGGTGATACAACAATTACTACGGACAACGCTAGTGATGAAGACATAATCAGATTTTTCACAGGAAACTCTTCAACACAATCAACCGAACGAATGAATCTAGGTACATCAGGTAACCTTGCAATCGGAATGGGTTCGACTCTGGGTGACGCTCAACTTCAAGTTAGCGGAACGGTTAACGTTGGCGGAACAACAAATTTTGGAAATAGAGTTAATTTAAGAGGAAATACATATGTTTATGATTCAGCCGACTGGTGTAATGTTTCACCTTCTAGTTGGTTTCATATACATACGCCTGATACTACTATAGATTCTAATACCGTTATTATTACTGGTAATTTAGTTGTTCAAGGTACTAGAACTTATAATGATACAACAGTTTCAGTTACTGAAGATAAAACTTTTGTAATTGGTTTAGCGGGAAACGTTTATAGTGAAAGTGATGCCTCTTCTGGTACTATTACTTCGCAAAGAAACAACGCAACTGAAGCCCATGGATTGTCTGTTGCGGATAAAGTTTTTATTGCGAGTGCCGGCACTTCTGGATTAACAGATGAAGGAATTTATGTAGTTGCTACAGTTCCGACAACAACAACATTTACATTAACAGGTTATTCAGGTTCTGGAACGTTTGATTGGGCTAAATGCCATACAGATGCGACAGCAAGTGGTGGCGGATTAATTATACCTGCTACAACTAAACATTCATTTACATATGAAAGCTCCCTTACCGCATGGTTAATATCGGATGGTGGAAAAGTCAACGGTGCCTTCCAAGTGACTGGTACATCAGATTTTGATGGCGATTTAGATATTGATGCAGATATAGCTCATGACGGTGTATTTACGCATGCCGGTGCATTTAAAACTACTGCAGGAACAACGGCTGCAACAAATTACATTTTAAAGAGTACGGATGCCGCTGGCACAAGTAACTGGGTTGCTTTTGGTATATATGATTCATCCGGAACTCGACTCGGACCCTAATTAAAAAACGATGAAAACAAATGGCATCACCCTTAAAAGTAATAAATTCTGGATCGAATCTCCAAGTGATGACCGATACAGAAATAGACACTATGATAGTTCCTCTTGTTCTACAAGAGTTCGCCAGTGATCAAACATATAATAAAAGAGGGAATTGTACTGCATACGCTAACAATTTCGGCAATGCTGGTGATTTTGATAACAGGTTCCGTAACGATGATGTAGGCGCTCATCCTATTTCCGACGGAAACTTTACTACCACTGAATGGTCTATTCAACAAGAACAAACCTTAACGGCAAATGTATCTAGCGTAGTCTACCCTACGAAATTTATTTCTTCGGGCTGTAAACTACAAACGATGACTACCGCCGAATTACAAACTACTATTTTAGCCAGAGTTGCTAACAATTGGAAAACTAATACTTATCCAGTTGGAGGGTATTATTTTGGGACTGCAGCGCCAGATGCAGATACATGGGTTTATTGTGGGGATTCACTAACAGAAACGTATAGAAAAGTAGGTGATGATAATGAAACCGTTTATAGATTATGGAGAAAAACTGCTCCTACTACAACTTCAGGATCCAGGCCAATTTATAATAGATCAGAAGGTGATGGTGTCCAGGAAATGTCAGATGCAGATATTAAAACATTAGCCGCAGAATGGAGAAATTATCTTTTTAATGTAGAATCTATTGGCCACTATCAAATGGTAACAGGTGCTTCTGCTCCCGGAACCGGCACGTGGACACAAGTAGGTGCATATTATGATTATCTAACAGATACCGGAGATATAATTTATTCTCAAGGATATGAAGGAATATATTCTCAAATGTATGAAGGAATATATTCAGGACAATATGAGGGATTGTATTCAGGACAATTCCTTGGCAACTATTCGAGTGGTTTTACGGGGATTTATTCCGGACAGTTTTTAGGACTTTTTTCAAAAGGATATGAAGGATTTTATTCTCAAGGATTTTCCGGGGGATATGGAGGAGGATATCAAGGCGGATATATAGGCGGTTACACTCAAGGATTTACAACAACATATGGGTCTGGAAGTGAAACCCCTAATCCTCAAGCTACGTCTTCAGGTGGTACGTACAGCTCCACGTATTCTGGCATCTATTCTGGCATTTATTCAGGAACATTTTCTGGCCAGTATTCAAATCAATATGCTGGTTTTTATTCTAATCAATTTGAAGGTATATATAGTATGGGGTTTCAAGGAATCTATTCTCAAGGTTTTGAAGGTACTTATTCATCCGGTTTTGAAGGATATTATTCACAAATGTATGTAGGAATTTATTCAGGGCAATATTCTGGTTTTTACAGTAACCAATATACAGGAAGAACTGTTTTGGCTTCATTAGGTACTGATAGTTATACATTCTGGAAGAGGATTGCGTAATGGCTACTGACGGAAGAGTAATGAGAATCTATCCACTGGGTAGTAACACAGAATTAGCCGCAACAGAAAGTGGAAAATTATATATAGGGTCGGTAACTGAAACCGGTTCCGGTGCTTCTGCTAATATTGGTAAAATTACAACTATTACATCTACACCGGGAGCTGGAGTATATGATGATGTATTTGCTGCCGGCGATTATCTTATTATTAGACATCAACAATATGGAATGTTAGGTGTTGGTCAATGGATTAAAGTTCAATCTGTTTCAAGTACGGGAGCCAGTACAGAATTAACTTTAGAAGATGGTGCTGCAGAATTTTACAAATATTTAAATTCATCCGGAGCAAGTTATACAGGCCAAACCAGCGTGGGTATTACATTTGAAAAAGTAATGGGTTGGGGTGTTAGACAAATGACTAACGACCAAATTGATGATTCAATAGTTCCAGAAGTTTTTAATAGATGGGGATCCTATACAAAAGGAACTGCAACACATGATGATTGGAAAAGTCATATAAGACCTTTAGCTGGTACTTCTAATACATCTGGTTATGATTTATGTGGAACTGTTGGTGAAAGATATAGAAGCCCAGATGTTGTAGGTGATCATCCAGTAGCAAATAATGTAACTATAACTAATTATTCATTAGAACAATGTGTTGGAACAAAACCCTTTAATGGCGCAGCGGATGCAACACATGTTGATGATTTAAATAGTGTTGTAGAATTTTTGGGTGCTAATACAGGTGGGTCTCACGGCGGTAAGGTATACGAAATATCAGACGCAGAAATGGCTGCCGGTGCTGTTATTGCTAGGTGTAATGCATATTTTACTTCAGCCGCAAATACTGTTGGTTCTTATCATATTGGAACTGCCGCGGGAGATTCAGATACTAGTTCTTGGCATGATGAAACATGGTATACAGATACAGTAATAACATCGTCAGGTTCAGCAAACGTTGCATATCATCTTTATAGAAAAGAATCTGGTATTGAACGAGGATGGTCAACTTCAAGATCTTTATCAAATGCTAATACAGAAGCAAGAGCCGCAAATTCTGTTACACATTGGACTGGTGCTAATGCTGACTATATTGCCGTAGGAAATTATCCACGTGCAGCAACAGATGAGGTAATATACTTACCAATTTATAATCAAGGTAATAACCAAACTAAAGAATCAAATACTGTTCAAGCCTATGGGCATTCTGCAACTTTACAAGATACTGCAGATGATGCCGGTATACATTTGCATTGGATTAAACATTTATTGACATCAAATGCCGGTGAATATGAGTTAAAAACAGGTAATACAGCTCCTGGAACTGGTACATGGTCATTTTGTGGTAATGTATATGATAAAGTTACAACAGTTGCAGATGTAATATATTCTCAAGGATATGAAGGTATATATTCTACAGGATATGAAGGCATTTATTCACAAGGATTTGCCGGAATTTTTAGTAGCGGATTCACTGGAATTTATTCAACAGGCTTTGAAGGCATTTATTCACAAGGATTTACTGCTGGTTATGCTGGTGGTTATGCTGGTGGATATGGCGGTGGATATACTCTAACTTATGGTTCTGGCGGCGAATCACCTAACCCTCAAGCCTCTTCAGAAGGTCCTACATATTCCGGAACTTATTCTGGAACATATTCTGGAACATATTCTGGAACATATTCACAAGGATTTGCCGGAATTTATTCAGCAGGCTTTGAAGGCATTTATTCACAAGGCTTTGAAGGCATTTATTCACAAGGATTTGGTGCAGTTTATAGTGGCCAATATACTGGCATCTATAGTAACCAATATACCGGAACAACGGTATTTGCCACTTTAGAAACAGATACATATTCTCTTTGGAAAAGAGTAGCATAAATACATATAATATTAATATTATGAAAGGAAAAAATGGCCGAACAAGAAGTAGCTGAAACTAAAGAGTGGACTCATGATACAATGATTGAAGCATTATGGAGAACACCAGAAAAAAAAGAAATTTCTATCCTTTATGAACGAGAAGATAAATCTAGATATTCCGGACAAGCTTTAGAAGATTCTCAAGAATGGAAAGATTTTTTTTATAAATTTACCCCGGAGCAGGTTGATCAATTTTCCGAAACTGCTAGAATCCAGCGTGAGAGTCAAAATAAGGGTAGAGCAGCGCGAAGCAATCAAGTTGAAGAAAAACAAAAAGTTGAAAGAAGAAAAGCGGCGGATGATTTAGAAACCTTATTTCGTGCTAAATTAGAAGCCTTTGAGATTCCGGAAGTTAGAGATAGTGAAAATAGAGAATTGAGGTCAAGAATTAGAAAATCTAAATCACTAACAGAAATTTCTGCCTTAGTTGCATCTCTTATAACACTTTCTATAATTAAAGTAACTTTAAGACCCGAAGGTCTTTTAGATGAAAGTGAGCCGGAGGAAACCGAAGATGCGGCAGTCCAACACGACGGTGATGAAGCAATCATGATTGATGCATCAACTATTAATATTGTAGCTAATAAGGAAATTGGGGATGCGGAGTGACGAAGGATTTTTATTATGTGCGACTAATTTTAAACCATATCTTACCGCAGCCCAACAATTAGCAGACAGTTTAAAAGAATTTGCGCCAGACCATCCGGTAATTGTATATACCGAAGATAAATGGGTTTCTGATCCGGGTAATCATATATTCGATGAAGTCCATGGAGGTATGCCACCTTCTAATAGAGCCAAATTACTAGCCTTACAACACAGCCCCTTTGATCTTACATGTTATCTCGATTCAGATATGGTATGTGTTAATCCTAGAGCCCCAGAAGTTTTTAAAGGAATAAAACCCGGTTATGATATGGCGTGGACTAAAATTAGAACATATGCTGCCGCCGCCACGTGGTGGGATAAGTTACAACTAAAAGTCCCGCACGGTGGAATGTGTTTGTATAGAAAATCTGATAGAATGATTTCCTTTATGGAACAGTGGTGGGAGAATTGGTTATGGAAAAGACGAAATGATTGGGATCCACGCTGGGACGGCAAATATCCTTACTGGGAAACTAGAGGTTGGGATCAATTCCCATTACATTTAATGATGGGCGTTATTAGAAAAGATGATCCTTGGTATAGACCCGATATAAAATGGCATTGGATATACGGAGGAGATCCACCTTGTACTCCCGAAACAGATGATTGGAATGCTGGTGAAGATGCAAAATGGAATTGGATTATTGGATATGACCCAGAAAGAGAGGGTGTAAATAGAGATGAGATTATATTTCACGATTATTCTTGCTTATTATTTAAAAGACAATATCAAAATGGTAGAAAATGAAACATACAGAACATATTTCGAAATATTGTAATGAAGAAGAGATATTAGACACTCTTGAACGGTTAGGGAAATATCTATATGATTTGGATGAAGAATTAATACGATTAAAAGACCGAAGAGAAAACTCCCCCACTTGGAAAGAGGCTATTTGTGATGATTATTTAAATGAATATAGAAAATCTATTAGACCAGGACCACCTTGGCATCAAAAGATATGGGATTTAATTTTAGATTTAAGAACGAGAGAAAGACATAAAAAGATTGGTGAATTATGTGCTAATTTAGGAAAAAGAATAGGAGCAAGAAAACAGGCTCTCAGTGCAATATATCCGCCAGGTGGTTATGTTGGGTGGCATACTAATGCAGATGTTCCGGGTAGAAATTTATTATTTACTTGGTCAAAAACAGGTAATGGTGTGCTTAGATACAAACGATCTACCCCAGAAGGTGAAATGATAAAATATGATATTCCGGATCACATTGGTTGGAATGTAAAGTCGTTTGATTGGTTTGGACATAAAGAAATATCTCGTACTGGTTATACTTGGCACTGTGCTGGCACAGAAGATCTTCGGTGCACTATAGCATTTGTAATTCATAGTAATGTAATGTCTGATATGCTTTTAGAAGAAGATTTTAATTTACATTCTTGGAGTGAAGGTTGTTTTATATCTGACGATAAAAGTGATGAATCTGAATGGTGGAAAGGGACGAAAGAAGAAATTGAAACAATGAAATTAAGTCCAGAAATTCTATCGAATGTTCATGCCGGGCCTGCTGGAACCAGAAATCCTAGATAAATGACCGAAGCAAAAAAAACTAATTATCCAATTACTAAGCCACCAACATATGTTAGAATTCCTTCTAGATGGTTTAGAGAAAACGCAGGAATTATTATCGAGGAATTTGATAATAAATCAACCACTGCTTTAACATATAATAATGATTCAAAGGCTAGATCCTCCGAAGTTTTTTTATGGGATATTTGGAAACTAGATTTATCAGATTTACAAAAAACAATAATCTATAAATTTAAAGAAATTTTTATAGAAGAAAATAAAAAATATCGATTTGATTTAGACTACTCCACTATCAATGTTCAATATACAAGATATCCAGCAGGAGGTTATTATCAATGGCATTCTGACGATGATTTCGGTGTTGTTCATAAAAGACATCAAAATGTAAGAAAAATATCTATAACTTCTCCATTGAATACAGGTAAATTTGAAGGAGGAGACTTACAATTACAATTAAATTATCAAAAAGAACTGCGAACAATGCGGTTCGAACCCGGTGATGCGGTAGTATTTCCCAGTTTTATTCAACATCAAGTTACTCCAGTTACTAAAGGTATACGCTATTCTTTAATCGCTTGGGTGTCAGGACCCGCATGGAGATAAATACATTAGATAATAATAATCAATTTGTAGGAATCTTATCATGGCAAAACCTCAAACTCGGATACAACTTAAAGAATATTGCCTTAGACAATTAGGCTCCCCAGTCATAGAAATCAATGTAGATGATGATCAATTGGAAGATAGAATTGACGAAGCTATTCAAGTCTACAATGATTATCATTATGATGGTTCTGAAAAGTTATATTTAAAGCACATAATTACACAGGATGATATCGACAATGAATATCTTACTGTGGGTGATGAAACGATTAGTGTCATCAAAGCATTTCCCATAGATTCATCAACTGGGAATATCAATATGTTTGATGTAAGATATCAATTAAGATTGAATGATATATTTGATTTAAGTAAGCAGAAGTTGGGCGGATATACCTTAGCAATGCAACATTTAGATTTAATAGAAAACCTTTTTAATCAATCTCCTTCATTTAGATTTAATAGACACACAGATAAATTGTATCTGGATATCGATTGGGATAAAGAATTAACCGTCGGTAAATATTTGTTATTTGAAACTTACAGGAGACTTGATCCCGAAATATATACCGACGCTTACAATGATTTGTGGTTAAAAAAATATATAACATCTTTATTTAAAAGACAATGGGGATCCAATTTATTAAAATTTGAAGGTATACAATTACCTGGTGGAACTACTTTAAATGGTAGACAAATCTTTGATGATGCGGTAACGGAATTGCAAATGTTAGATGATGAAATCTTTACGAAGTTTCAGTTGCCTGATGATTTTATGACAGGATAATATGAAATCATTCCAAGAATTTATAGATGAAGCGATTAAGTTGCCCATAGAAGTGGGAGATGTAGTTCTCGGTGGAAAATTTAAAAATAAGAGAATTGTAGTAAAAGATATTGGAGAAAATGAAAAAGGTGATATTACTATTAATGGTAAACCAATTCTAAGAGTTAGAATAACAGACAAAAAGGCTGACGATGCCGACTAGTAATTATTTTCAAAAATTTGATCATATTAATGAACAAAATCTTCTTCAGGATTTAATGGTGGAGTCTATTCAAATTTTTGGGCATGAAACATCTTATCTACCTAGAACAAAAAATAATGTAGATAATATATTTGGTGAAGATCCAACTTCGTCCTTTGATTCAGCATATCCTATAGAAATGTATATTAAGAATACTGATGGATTTGAAGGTGAAGGCGCATTTGTTGGTAGATTTGGATTAGAAATTAGAGAACAAATAACATTTACTGTTGCGAGACGTACCTGGGATGGACAAGGAATATCTGATAGACCTTTAGAAGGGGATTTAATTTGGATGCCTCTAACAAGTAAGTTATTTGAAATTCAATTTGTTGAGCACCAGGCTGTCTTCTATCAAATGGGAAAACTTCCTGTTTATGATTTATCTTGTGAATTGTTTGAGTATAGTGATGAAGATATTGATACAGGTATAAAAGCTATAGATCAAGTAGAAATTGATAACGCTTATTCTGTAGAATATGTATATTCTGCTAATTCGGGTGTTTTTACAACTGATGAAATAGTTACTGGTACTAACTCTAGAGCAACAGCAACGGTATTACAATTATCGACATCAGGCTCAGAGAGCATTATAAGATTAACAAATATTGTTGGAACGTTTAGTGCTACGGAACAAATTACAGGCGGCACTTCAGGTACAACAGCAAATTTAAGTTCAACTGCAACAGAGTTTGCAGGTGATAATAGTACTGCTAATAATAAAACAATACAGACAACAGCGGATGGCATCATTGATTTTACCGAAGGAAATCCATTTAGTGAAGGATCATTTTAATGTTAGGACAATACTGGTATCACGGCTTAGTAAGAAAATATGTAGCTGTATTCGGAACACTGTTTAATGATATCTATGTTAAGAGGAGAAACAGTTCTGATGATGTAATAGAAACGATTAAAATCCCCTTAGCTTACGGCCCTAAACAGAAATTCTTAGCTAGAATTTCTGGCGACGAAAATTTAGATAAAAAAGTGGGGATGCAATTGCCGAGGATGGGCTTCGATATGACTTCAATGTCTTATAGTCCCGAGAGAATGTTGCATCCCCTCCATAACAGGACAGCTCAATATAAAGGGGAAACTGGTAGAGTTAGAAGTCCAGTTCCGTATGATTTTGCATTTGCTCTAAATATCTATGTAAAAAATGCAGACGACGGTACACAGATTATAGAACAAATTTTACCATTTTTTCAACCGGACTTCACCGTAACTATTAATGCTCTTCCAACGATGGGTATAAAAATAGATTTACCTATTATTTTGGGAGGTGTTAATCTTGAGGATTCGTATGAGGGTGATTTTCAATCTCGAAGAGCTCTAATATGGACGATGGATTTTACAATTAGAGGATACTTGTATCCGAATATTAAAGGTAAAGGTTTTGGTGATGGTAGTGATAATGAAGCAACTAAACTCATTCGAACATCTATTATAAATTTTCATATAGTACCGAATGTTGCACAAGTTTCGGAAGATCCAGAATATATTGTATCTGAATCAGATAATGCTTTCGGTATAAGATCATATATGGTAAATGAAGAAGATTCTTCCAAATTTGTTGCAGAAGGATCAGCTGATAGAAACTTAAGAGATGGAATAGTATCACGTATAACAGGAACAGTTGGTAATGTGCCTATGTCAGATGAATATGATATAACAGAAACACGAGACTTTTTCGCTGAGGGAATAGATTATGACCCAGTAACAGGTTTAGATACTCGTGCGCCGAGTTTAGATGTTCAGGCACTAGGAAATAAAAATTTATGAGAGGTAAGCGATGCAAGATTATGATCCGATTGATAAACCACTATCACCTAAAGACGTAGATGATAAATTGAATGAAGTTTTTGAAATAGCTCCAGTGGTAGAAAAAGTACCAGTAGAAAGAGTTACACCTAAAAAAACAGATGACGAAGATTCAGATACTGATTTTCAGTACACAAGAGAAAATCTGTATAATATAATAGAGAGAGGTTCCGACGCCATGGAAGGCCTACTTGAGATTGCTAGGGAAACAGAACATCCTAGAGCATATGAAGTAGTGGGTCAATTGATCGATAAGTTAACTAATGCAAATAAAGAACTTATTGGTTTACATAAAACGATGCAAACAGTGAAGGAGGATTTGATAAAGTCACCGACAAATGTAACAAATGCGTTATTTGTGGGTAGCACGGCAGATCTTCAGAAACTTTTAAAACAAAATAAGGAAACGAAAAAGTAAGAATGCCAGGATAGAAGAATCCGAAATACCACGAATAAAACTGTTAGAAAAGCTGGAAGAGCAAATCGCTAACAACAGGCACTAAAAATACTTTTCGAGATATTACGACTGATAAAGTCGAAATGAAATAACAGTTAAGAAAGGCAGATTTGGAACAATTATTCACAATCGATGAATTCATTATGATAGGACTAGTCCTATTTTCATCATTTTGGATTTTTCTATTTAATTACAGGCAAGACAATAAGGATAAGTATGCCGGACATTGGGGATTGATAGTTTTAGACCTATTCATTAATATGGGTATGTCGGCAACCGGATATCTGCTAATATCTATTGTATTCCAAAACGTTCCACAAATAGCAGCGTATGAAAGTTATAGATATCCCATAGGATATTTGTTTGGGCTTACTTCTAATGTAAGTATACCGATTGTTCTCAAGTGGTTTCAGCAACAAATCACTAAGAAATTAAACGACGCAGGAAAGAAGTGAGGAAGATAATGGCAGATCAAAACAAAAAATATGAAGCGGGTGAACAAGAATTAAAAGTGATGGAACCTGTAAAAGAAATAGAAATTGAGACTAAGGATATAGTAGCCACAAGCAAATTATGGATTTACATAATTATTGGATTATTGGTATATATGATGTTTTTTATTATCCCAGAGATTGATGAAAAAGTCACATGGATGGAAAAAGACTTAAACTCTGTATTGGTACAATCTGAAAGATTTAAGAAGTCAACAAGAGTGTTTGCGAAGGATCATCAATGTGCTTCATGCCACTTGAGCCCTGATTATCTTCTTCATAATTTACTTATGAAGTATCCTAGTTTTTCTGACATAAAAGCATTTATGGCGGTCGGACATCAGAGATATTTCACAATGACCTCACCGATACCAGATGAACAATTATTAGATGTATATCGGGCGTTACAATGATAATGGTAGGTAAAGTTTTCATTGCACTAATATGGACATTGTGGTTATTTGCGTCTGGTTCTGTAGCAGACGGTGCAGAAATAAAACCACACGACCATAGTAAGATGTCTATAGAAGAAAGACGGGCAATACAAAAGAAGTGGGAAGTTGAGGACAATAAACTCAAACCCGAATATTTTCCAACTTATAGTACAACATACGATAGAGTAATAAAAAGAGGATATGTTATATGTGGTACTAATGATGAGTTTCCTGGCTTTTCACAGGAAAAATATACTAATGAAGACGGTGTGATGTGGGTCGGTTTCGATGTTGATATGTGTCGTGCAGTTGCAGTTGCAATATTTGGAGATTCAGATGCAATAGAATTTGAAATAGTAAATGGAAAAACACGATTTGAATTCTTGAGAGATGGTTCGATAGATATGTTATCTGCGGCCACTACATACACCTACACAAGGAACGTACTAAAGAAACTTGAATTCATGCCCACAACCTATTACGATGGTCAGGGATTCATTGTACGAAAAACTCTTGGTGTATCATCTGCAAAACAGATGCAAGGTGCGAGGATATGTTTTAGTGGTAGTGGAACAGCGGCAAAGAACATTGCAGACTTCATGAAATTACATGGAATAACTTATATCCCCGTTTCAGTAAAACCCACCGAAAAGACAAAGAACGTATACAAAAGGGGTGATTGTGATATGTATGGAACAGATCGATCTGGTCTTGCATCTAATCGCTTGAGTTTCGATGCACCAGAAAGACACATGATTCTTCCAGAGATTATCTCTAAAGAACCATTGGGGCCGGTTGTTAAGTATGGAGATCAGAAATGGTCAGACATAGTTCGATGGACAATATATGTTCTTTTTATTGCAGAAGAAATGGGAATAAATTCTCACAATATAGATCAATTTATAGATAATATTGATCCAAA